GACATTGCCGTCCCGGTGCCGGTATCACTCACTCCCGGAGCGAGTCCTGCCTGCCCCCGGATGTTCCGCGTGAAGCTTACAAACTTCGCGACCGCCAATGCGGCGGGTTTTGTCTACATTGGTGCCAATGGAGATGCGTGGAGCGTCAACACATCAGCCGTCGCTGGCAGCGCGGCTACCCCTGCATATTTGTATCTGGGCAACTCCACCGCGTTTGGTACGCGTGGATACCCAGTGCACTGGACGATCAGCACCTATGTTGGTTGCCCTTTGCAGGTTACCGGATCGGACAGCAACTCTTATCCGGGATCCCAGGTTACAGTGGCAAATGGTGTCACTGGCCTTGGGTTTGCACAGTTGCCTGATGGTTTCATCACCGGACAGACTGACTGTTCCGTTGGTGCGGCCAACCTGATTCAGCGCTATAGCAATGTGGCGGTTGGGCTTCGTGCTCGACCGACCACGGCTGCGCTTGCCGCGCAAGGCACTCTCGTTTGCTACCAGCAGACGGTGGGTGATAACTACGTGACCAATCCCGTGTATGCGGCTGGCACGGCCCTGCCCGGTGGGAAGAACACATACACCTACATGCAGTCGGTCCCCGAAGAGGAGATCGGCCGCTTGGAGATGTCCATCCCGGACTGGCCCACTGACAAGTGGATCGGTGCCGCTGGTCTTCCCAACACATATACGTCCTTTGGCCAATGGTCTCCCGGAAACGTCGGGGCCAGTATCATTGGGCGTCCCTGCGTTTCTATCATCGGGCAGGGCCTTTCGGCCGGCCAGGTGATTGAGTGGGAGGCGGAGTACATCTACGCCTTTTACGGTTCCATCTCGTATGAGCCGTCCGCTCTTAAGAATCGCCAAGTTGCGAGTTCGCCCGCGGAGATTGGATCAATTCTCTCTTCGGGCGCGCAACACATGGGTCCCTCTAACCAGCAATCGTACCGAGCTCCGCTCAAGGCGGTTGCGCAAGAGGCTGTCGACTCAGGCCGGACTAACAAGTCTGGCGTGGGCGATTGGATCAAATCTGGTTCCAACCTCATCGAGGAAGTGACCGGGTCGTCGATTGGGGAGCTTGTGGGCGAAGGCCTTGGCTTCCTGGCGGCGTTACTCTGATCCACCACCGCAAAGGTGTCCCCCCATTCATTCTGCTTAGCGTGAGCTAGCAGTTTGGGTGGGGGGGGGTTGTACTCAAATTTCAGATCATAACTGAAACCCACCGTACATGAAACTATGGCCCCCACCCCGCACAGTGTGTGCCTCACATTGAGCTGACCTAGATA